GAGCGTGAAGACCTTTGGAACACTTGGCGGCAAATCTATAGAAACATAGATAACCCTGATAGAGCCACCGAAGCCCAGGCTTTCTACGAAAAAAACAAAGAAGAAATGCTTAAAGGCACAGAAGTTATTTGGCCAGAACGGGAAGACTACCTCTATCACATGAAAGACATCGAAGAGATCGGGCTAAAGTCTTTTATGAAGGAAAAGCAAAACGATCCTCAAGGTTCTGATGATCTGGTTTTTGATACTTTCCATTATTACACAGAAACAAACGAAGGAATGCTTTTGGACGGCACTGGTGTCCTCGTGCCGAAAAAGGATCTCGTACAAGTCATTGCTTCCGTAGATCCAAGCACCGGTAAGGCCTCTCACACTAGCTTAGGCGACTACACGTGTATGCTTATCGGGTACAAGGACATTAAAGGGAGATTATACGTCCATAAAGACTTTACCAAAAGAGTTAGCCCTACAAAGTACATCAACGAAATCTTTAATCTATGGGAAGTCCATCAGTTTGAGCGAATGGCTGTTGAAACAAACTTGTACCGTAATCTACTGATGCAAAACATTTTAGATGAGAAAAGGCGTCGGCAGGAAGAAAGCAAAAAAGAGTATCGAATTGCGTTTTATGAAGTCGAGCAAACAGAAAATAAGATTGAGCGTATCACGAGATTAGAGCCGAAGGTAAATCATGGCTGGGTACTTTTTAACAAAAATTTGTCAAAAGACTTTATGAACATGATGAGAGACTTCCCAAAGAACAAACATGACGACGGTCCTGATGCCTTGGAAATCCTTTGGAGCCTGGCTCATAACCGATACAAGCCCAGCGCAGTTGGAATTAACGCAATGGCTGGGCGATAACTTATCAGATGAAAACGAGGTGGATGCGTGGCATTTAAGCTTTTCAAATCCCGTGCGGAGACACGCGCTCAAAATAACTTAGGAATCATAAACTTGTCCGGAGAAATGGATTCCGGAAAGTACAGAGACACAAAGCTTCATCGCCTAGATCAGTATTACGATAACACTGTCTACGATAGCCTGATGGATTGGGATGACGCTCTAGCGTGCAAAGAGTTTGTACCTGTCCGAAAAAGAAAGCCTAGACTCAAAGTTGCTTTTGCAAAGACTCTCTCTCAAAGGGTAGTAGCTCGCTTTCTTGGAAGCGACACTTTTCCTTTATTTAATATTCAAGACAATCCTGATGACGAGGCTTTTCTAAAAGCTGTAATCAAAGCTTCTGGCCTAAAAACCAAAATCCTTGAGCCAGTCCGAAGATCCCTTAATACAGGTTCTTCTTTTGTGCGCTTTTACCTCATTGACGGTGCTATCAAACTAGAGTGGTTCCACTCTAAATATTGCTATCCTCAGTGGAATCCTAACGGATCTTTAGAGTCCGTGAAGATCCAATACGTCTATGAAGACTTTGAAGATAAAGATTCCACGGGCAAGCCAAAACAAAAGTGGTGGCGCATGGATCTTACCGCTGTCTCCGAAATTAAATATGACAATCCGGAATATGTTGCAGGAGAAAAGGAGCCTGAATTTCAGGTCGTAAGCCAGGTCGATCACAACTTAGGCTTTGTACAAGGAGAATGGCTTCGCACTTGTGAAGTACAAGACTCTCCCGACGGATATGGAATAGTGTCCGACATTACGGACTTCATTGATGAAATAAACTATTCGCTATCACAAAGCTCTCAAGCTGTAGGTTATAACCAAGATCCAAACGTTTGGTTCCGTGGAATGACCGAGGATGAAATGGGATCTCTCATTAGATCCGCAAGCAAGTCTTGGAACTTAGGTCGCGAAGGCGAAGCAGGTTCTCTTGAGACTAATCTTACGGGAGTCGAGAGAGCTGTAGAGCTTCGAGATAAAATCAGGCTCAACATTCAAGACATCTCAAGAATTGTGCTTTTAGATCCGGACAAGATCATCGGCTCCGCTCAAAGCGGTAAGGCGATGGAAATCTTGCACGGTCCTCTAAAGGATCTCGTTGACGAATTGAAGCCAGTTTACGAGGAGTATTTAAAAAGCCTCGTATTAAAAATGGCTTTTGCTATTTATGCAGCCAACTCACAAGGAATTGATGTTCCTTTTGAAATTCCTGAAGGGTATACACCTAAAGCCCTGGCTGAGCTTGAGCTTGAATGGCGTCCACTATTTCAGCAAACAATGGAAGACCTTCAAAAGAAGGTCCAAGTTGCAAGTGCGGCTACTACGGCGCTTATTATCTCAAGAGAGACGGCGACCAGGTGGCTTGCAAAAGACTTTAATATTGAAAATGTAGAGGAAGAGCTTCATAAGATTGCTAGCCAGCCCGTTATCAATCCTTTCGGAGGATTCTAAGTGGAACAGAAAAGCGTAGTTTTTCGTAGAGTAAATGGCAGAATTGTTCCCATCAAAGTTACAAGAGATGAGAAGATCAAAGGCTATTTAAAATCGGCGGATATGGCCGTCGCTGGTACACTGGCCACCGGAATCGGCGGAGCTGTTGCCAAATTCTCAATGAAAAAAAGCAAAGAGCTTCAAGAGTTCGCACGCAAGTCTAGCGTTGCCGCTGATGAGTTTACTCAGCTAGGAAAACGATTCAGTTTTAAATCTAAATTCTATAAAGCCCAAGCCATTCTTCAAAGACAAAATGCCGCTAAAGCAAGATTACGTGCAAGTAGCTTAAAAACATTCTCAAAAGCTTCCCTTGTTTCGGGCAGTTTCTTTGGTGGCTTCCTTTTAGGTAAAGGTGTTCAGGAAGCTGTAGAGGCTAAAACAGGCAAAGACCTTTCAATCCTTCCTGAGCTAGGCATTTACGCAGGATCTTCGGCTGCTACTGCCGCTTATCTGGCCGGCAAAGGCAGAACATTCAAACAGCTAAACAGAGTCGCAAAGGTTCTTAGAAAAGGACTTCAGATCTTTTAATGGCTGATTTTTTTGAAGATCAAAGCATCGAAGGTGTGGCCGAAAGGCATGTGCGCGAGCTTCAGGCTCTCGAAAAATCTAAAGCTGAAGAAGTGCTTAAGCTCTACAAAGAAATTAGAAGAGATATTCAAGATCGACTCTTGTCCTTACCCAGAGGAACTTTTTCATACCAAAGACTAGGTGGCGTCCTATTGCAGGTTAACACCGGCATAGATGCCCTATCCAATTCACTAAAGCGAGGCATGGGTGCAGCCTCAAGAGACACGGCAGAACTTGGAGTTGAGCATTTAACGACAGAGCTTAACGAATGGAATGAACAGTTTACTGGTGCTGTTTCTGCCATCGACCTGGACTCTGTGCTCATAGCCAATGAGGTTCAACAGCTAAACATTTCCAGATACGAAAGCTCTTTATCTGCTTACAGCGAATCCGTAAGAGCTGATATCTCACGAGGATTAACTGAAGCCGTCGTCCAAGAAATGCCCCTTGGCGAAGTTGTTAATACCGTAGGGCAATATTTCAAAGCTGAACAGTGGAAGTTGTTACAAATCGCGAGGACCGAGCTTCATAACATTTACTCTCAAGGCAAGCTTAACGCCATGACAGACCTTCAAGAAACTTCAATGCCGGATCTCAAAAAGACCTTATGGCATCCAATGGATTCAAGAACAGGTGACGACTCTAAGTATGTGGCACGAAAAGATCTGATTGTGCCTGTAGATAAACCGTTTAGATATAAATGGAAAGGCGTTGAACGCGTGTTCATGAGTCCGCCAGATCGTCCCAACGATAGAAGCATTTTGATTCCTTACCGAGAGAGTTGGTCGAAATGAAGTACGTGCATTGCCATTTGCCTCATTACAACGCTTGGGTAATAGGTCTAATTGGATGGCCAAGTGAAAAAGCCTCTGAGTTCTTAAAAAAAAAGCACAATGTTCATGACGAGTTTTGTTCAGGTGGCAGATGTGTTGTTCTAAAAAGAGGGAATGAAACTATTGCCATTGTGCATTTAAAAAAATTCAAAAATCATCCAGAGTACCTAGCCTTGCTGGTTCATGAAGTAGCGCATGCTTGCCTGTTAATTTTAAACGATATCGGGCAAGGTGTTTGCACCAAAGATCACGAGCATTTTACTTATATGGTTCAACACGTGTTTCAAAGTCTTTTAACGGAAAGATTGAAGCACAAGTAGGGTCTAGGGCTGTCTTGCTCGATACACTATGGCCCTAGACTTTTAAAAAGATAACACGCAATAGAAAGATTCCTTTCGCATTTTTCCGTCAAAAGTCTTACGTCACTAGCGCCATTAGAAAACTTCCCGACAACTTTCGAGAATAAGAAAGGAGTCAACATGCCAGGAGCAGATGACCAAAACTTTCAGCCTGGAGCTGAAGAATTAAAAGACAAGCCCATCGAGGGGAATCAGGGAGAGGGTTCTGGAAACTCAAATCCTAATCCTAAAGATGGCGGCGAGGACGATTCTATTTTCTCCGATCCTGCAAAGGCAAAGGAGTTAGCAAAATCTCTTCGCGCTGAGAGCGCTAAATATAGGACCAAAAGCAAGGATCTGGAATCCAAGCTTTCATCTATGGAAGCAACACTCGGCAAGCTCAAGCAAGCTCTTAATCTCGGAGATGACGAGGAAGAGAGCCCAGAAGAGAAAGTCAAGCAGTTGAGTGAGCAAGCAATTGTTCTTCAAACTGAATTGGCAATTAGGGACTTGGCGGCAGAGCATGAGATCCCAAACCAACAAATAAAGTATTTCAAGTTTCTGATGGCAGAAAAGTTTAATGCTTTAGGAGATGGCGAGGAATTATCTGAAGAAGCTCTAAACGAAGTCATTGCTGAAGTTAGAAAAGGCGGAAACGGCAAATCTGGTATTAATGGAACAGGTGTCCACTCTGATGGAAAACCCAATCCTGATGCTGGCTCCGGATTAACGCTTGATCGCTTTATGAAAATGTCTCCGGCAGAGAAATCTCTGATCTACCAAAAAGATCCTACTACCTACAACAAACTGTTTTCAGAGGCGCGAGAGAAACGACTTATTTAACCCCTAAGTCTTCGAGCCTCGTAACTTGGGGTTTTTGGAGTATTTAAAAATGGGATCTACACAAAGTGGTGACAAAGCTTTTTCGCCAAAGGTATGGCAAGACCATATTGAGGCTTATTTCGACCGTAAAATGGCACTTGGACAGCTTGCTGTAATCGACCGCACACTAGTTGCGAGTCCTGGCGAAACTGTTCACATGCCTTTCTACAAAGCAATTGGCGACGCTGAAGAGCCTGCTCAAGACGCTGGCTTGCTCGTTGATAAACTTGCAGATGACGCTTTCTCTTGCACAGTGAAAGAAGTCGGTAAGGCTGTAGGTTGGAAAGACAAAGCGATTCGCGTTGCTTCTAACGGACCTTCTTCTTCTAATGACGAAGCTGAAGCTCAAAAGCAAATTGCGCGCGTTTTTGCTGAAAAAGTGGATAAAGACCTTATCACTCTTATCAGCAACTCTTCTAACTACGTGTCTGGCTTCACAGCAGCAGCGGGAACTGACAAGTTCACCATTAGCAGCTACCTCGACATGAAAATTACAGGATTCGGTGACAAGCAAGATCAAGCGGTTGCAGTTGCAATGCACTCTCTTTGCTTTGCTACCCTTATGAAAGATAGTTCAGCGGGCTTCTTGAAAGCAGACGCTAACGATCCATTTTGGGGCGCACCTGGCTTCATCGGTCGTTTGCTCGGTCAAGCTGTGTTCATCTTGGATAGCATGCCTCGCGTAAGTGACGTTGCTTCTAAGAAGACATTCGCAGTTTATGCGTTCAAACCCAATCCTTTCGGTATCTACATGGCTAAAGACATGCAGATCGAAAAAGACCGCGACATTCTCGCACGCGAGAACATTGTTGCTGCTACTACTTGGTACGGCGTATGTGGATTCCACGCTAAAGTTGCTTCTAACGATTACAGAATCGTTCGTGGAACTTTCGCAACCGATTCCGCTGCTTAATAAACTATAGGCTGGGATCGCTAAGCGGTCCTGGCCACATCAAAGGAGAATTTAAAAATGGCTTTAAGTAATGAAAATTCACCCAATGTCGCTGTAATCGACCTTGGCTCAATCACAGCAGACGCAGACACCTACGGTTTGTACCTTCCTATGAAGGCAAAAATCAAATCTGCTTACCTCGTAAACGGAGCTGGAATCTCTCAGTCTGATTCAGACTACGGAGTTGTGAAGCTTATGAACGGTTCAACCGTTATTGCTCAACACAGCACAAAGTTGACAGATGGCACATCTGCACTTGTTGCTAATACTCCTGTAGCGATGACAAAGACAGAAGCTAACACTGAACTTGCAGCGGGTGCTTACCTCAAAGTTAACTACGATGAGACTGGCACATACGCTATGACTTCAGCAAAAGTCTTCATTGAATGGTTCCCTGTCTAGTTTCGTAAAAGATCGAAAACATAAGTGCCTAGCCTCAAAAGCGTATTGATCCAAATCAGTCATACGTGCCCCGAGGTTAGGCACTTTGTATTTTGGAGGAATAGAAATGAACAGGTTCGATTACGTGAAATTTGATTCAAAAGCCCTAGAAAAACAAGTCGGAATGAAAGAAGCGTTCATGTACTTGGAGGCTCTAATTGAAAAAACCTTGATTGAAGGTCGAGCCAAGTCACTCGTATTCACAAGATTAGAAGAAGCTTATATGTGGGTAGGAAAAGCCATTCGAGACGAGCAAATCCTTAGCCGCAAATCAGAACTTCAAGAACAAAGAGCAAATATCTAAGGAGAAAATATGGGCGCTACAATGGCAAAACGCAGACAGAAACAAGTATTGGCTGCGAAGAAAAAGAAAGAAGCTGAAAAGTCTAGCGGTGATAAAGCGCAGGCCGAAAACCTTAGTAAAGGTAAAAAAGGCAAGTAATGGCTTTAAGTACGCAACAGAAATTTAAGATCTTGCGGCTTCTGTGTTATCCAAGGGGAACTACTGACACGACTTCCTTGGACTACTCCAAAATTATTACCGACAAGCTTAACGCAATCGCTGATGAGGCTCAGACAGAAGTCGAGCAGCTTCTTGAATGGATCGAACAGACTGAGAATCAGCTAGACAAGGCTATAAACTCGGCTGGCGTAAAACGCATTGATGACATTGAGTTCTTTGGAGGCGGCAGCGACGGGCCAAGCAAAACTCAAGAACTAAGAAAAGAAAAGCAAAAGTATTTAAACGAGCTTTCCGACTTCATTGGCATTCCCAATAGATGTTCAGGGAGCGTTATGGGGTGCTTAATAGCTTGATATGGTGCCAGTATACGATGATCTTTTAGGAGATGTAGATTCGATTCTAGGGATTCGAGATGATCTCGGCGTCGCTTTACACCCTGTTTTTATCGTGACTAGGACTTGGAGTGCCGGCACAGAGCTGGGAGAAGGTGACTACTCCGATACAGAACTTCAAATGTTACCCAGTCCGCGAATCAAAGAATTTGCTGATGATTACAAAATAAAAGAAGGTGGCGCCATTCAACAAGGCGACATCATGCTTAAAATGATCTCAAAGCAAAGCTATCCAAAGAGATCCGATGTTGATTGCTCAGTCGATCAGCAATTTATCGAGAAATTCTACAAGATAAACGACATTTTCTATCGAGTTATTTTCGTATGGGAGCAACACGTCACTTGGAATGTCCACTTAAGACGAGTTAGCGACCAGACAAGGAGGCAATAAATGGCCGTCTCTTTAAAAAAAAGCGGTGGTACTGGTGCTCCTGGTGCCGACGGGAAAACAGTTAGAAATGGCGTAGGCGCTCCCTCCAATGGCCTTGGCGTTGATGGAGACTTTTACATAGACACTCAGGCCGACACTATCTACGGGCCTAAAACTTCAGGTGCTTGGGGATCTCCAACAAGTTTAGTCGGTCCTCCGGGCGATCAGGGAGTTCCGGGCGATCCTGGTGCGGACGGAAAGACTGTTAGAAACGGATCGGGTGCTCCTTCAAACGGACTCGGCGTTGACGGTGACTTCTATATAGATACAAGCGCAGACACAATTTATGGACCTAAGTCTGCTGGCGCGTGGGGATCTCCCACGAGCTTAATTGGGCCGCAAGGTAATCCTGGGACGCCTGGACAGGGAGTTCTTACCGGCGGACTCACTGGACAAGTATTAAAAAAATCAAGCAACGCAGATTACGACACCGAATGGGAAAACGAATCCGGTGGTGTTGATCTAGTTTCTTACACTCAATTCGGAGGATTTTAATTATGGCTGTTACATCAACGCCGATTTTTCCACAATCAATCAAAAACGGATCGGTACAGATTGCTAACTCTGATGCTTCAAACCTGAAAACAATTATCACTCCTGGCGCTGATGGCTCTAGGGTTGACGCGCTTTTTGTATCTTCAACAGACACTTCGGCAAGAGACTTACAACTAGTCGTCACTAAGGGAGGCGTTGATTACATTCTTGGAACTATTTCTATTCCTGCAAACGCTGGTAATACAAACGCTGTTGCACTTGTTAATGCTTTTGCTCAATCCAACATATCCTCTGCTTTAACAACAGACTTAAATGGTAATAGAATTTTGATGCTTGAGAATGGCTCTGTGTTGAAAGCACGATCATTAACTACGGTAACGGCGACTCGTTTTATAAATCTTTTTGCGAGCTATGGTGATTTCTAATGTTTGGAACTTTTTCGCCCGCGGTTAAAAACCTTTTAGGAATTAATAACGATTGGCGTGGCGTAAACTCTTTTAACAGGCCGCAATCAGGGACAACTATTGTTCCCATGGTTAGGCTTGTTAGCCCACACCCCGCTACATCTATATTAACAACTCTAGCTTCTTCAGCTATTGAGTGGAGAACAAACGGATGGCGAACAGCATCTGGCGGATCTTCAAGAACTATTGATTTTGAATCTTATGTAGCAACTACTCAAGGAACTAACGAGCCAATTGGTGAGTGGCGACTAGATTATTCTATAGCAGGGGCAGCAGCTCAAAGGGGTTTACAGTATTTTACAAATTTTCAAGACAATTTAGCCATACCACTTTTACGTGTAAATGGATTTACGGAATTCACTGCTAACAACTCCTCTACTGTTGATACTCTTCAAAATCTAGACCTTGTAAACCCAACTGGTAGTCAAACACATTTAACGCATACTTATGGCTCTACCATTCGTTTTGGATTGAGTAGCGATTCAAACGGAGTTGTTAATTATAGAGCGGCTGGATCTCAATCGACACATACTTTCAACGTTGGAAGTTCAATAACATCGCAAACTTTAATCGCTCAAATTTATGGAAGTGGTATTTATTGTTCTTATAGTGGATTTTTTGGTCAAACAGTAACGGCTGGCTTGCCAGATACAAGTGTTCAAACAACTCTTTCAACTTATGGCTCTTTCGCTGTAAAGGGTACTCTTGTAACAAACTCAGCTTATACGCTAGCTCAGAGTGAAACTTTTGTTTACGTTGACCCATCAAATGCTCAAGTTTGTACGGGAACGCCTACAGCGTGCAGTACTTATTCTTCTGAGGGCACGTGTAACTCACATACAGGCGTGGGGTGTTCTTGGTTCTCAGGAACTTCATGTAGTATTTTCAATGGTGATACTGGCTCTTGCACAGGGCAATCTGGTTGCTCAGTTGAAACTGCATCTTGCAGCGGTGCAAATAACACCGATCAATCAACTTGCGAAAACCAAGATGACGCTTACGGTGGAAGCTGTAGTTGGGATACTTCAACGTGCTCTGGTTTAACAACTATAGGGGCTTGCTCTGCTCAGACTGGTTGTACTCCTAACACAACATCTTGTTCTGCATTCACGAATACAACTGATTGTAATAACCAAACAGGATGCACGGCCCAAGTTGATGGCGACTGCACTACCTTAAGCGATGGCGGTGGGGATGGCACTAATTGCGCTACTCAATCCGAATGTTCATACGATAGTGGTAGCGGAGCGTGTACCGGAAGTTACTTTACAGCGTGTAACGGAGACTATCTTGTTTCTTGCGACGGAAATCTTTGTAACGGTGACTATAACACTGGAAATTGTAATGGAACTTTCGGAGCATTTTGCCAAGGCACCGCGAATTGCAATAACTTAACTGATGACGGCTCTAGCGCTTGTAACGCTGAGGCAGGTTGTACTTGGACTGTAGGAATTACTCTTACACTTCCCACAACTGCGAATGCTTCGCGCGGCTCAACAGGCAGAGTTTACTCAATCATGCACGTTGGAAATACAGGCACAGTGCAAATTGTAGGTCAAAGTGGGCAGCCCATTTTTCAATACACTAACTTACCTCTATTTAAAAAAGGCGACAAAGTTTTACTTCACAACCAGAATATAACTTTTCAATGTAATCTTTTTCTTTCACAAACTCCGTGCCAAAACCAAACGGGGTGTAGCTGGCTTCCAACATGTTCGTCATTAGGCGATGAGTCCTCTTGTAATGCAGTTAGTGGATGTTCTTGGAATGGAGAAACAAACGCATGTGAGGGGCCATCAGCTAGATGTGTTGGCACCTACTCAAATGGAGCGCATTGGTATGCACATTCTCTTGAGCGAGGTCTTAACTACGTTGCAAAGACAGCAAACTACACGCTCACAGATATTGACGATGTTGTAGATTGCACTTCTGGGACTTTTGCTTTGACGCTCCCTAGCGCTGCTTTAAATAACGGAAAAACGTATTATTTAAAAAATACAGGCGCTGGAACCATCACGTTAAATACGACAAGTGGTCAAACAATTGATGGCAATGCGTCTGGAACTTTGACGTTAACAGCAGGGCAATCAACGACTGTAGTTTCAAATAACAGCAATTGGATTAGGGTATGAGTATGCTTATATTAAACGAAAAAAACTTTAAAGAAGAACTTTCTAAACACCCACAAGTGCTTGTGTTTTTTTATAGGGAAAAAGGATGCTCATTTTGCG